TGCTACCAGTGGGTCATGGTGAAGCACTACGTCCTCGCGAACGTCTATGCGATGGACACGGATCAAACGAACGTTGTGCTCGCGCAGTTTCACATGGGCCTGTGGAACAGCTACCTGCCAGCGGCAGCGCGCTCGCAGGCGATGTTCTCGACGCCGGGCATGTCTCAAGCTGTCGCCAGTGAACCGCAGACGAGGAGCGCATGAACGCGACCGAGACGATGGACATGGTGCCGCTCTCGGAGTTCACTCCGGAGCTTATCCTCGCCGCGCCCGAGCTTCCTCCGGACATCGCGGAGAGCTACATCAGGCAAGCGGCCATCGAGCTATGCCAGCAGGCCGTCGTCGTGAAGGAGTGGGTCGAGGTCGAGGCTCAGGCTGGCGTCGACGTGACACTGCTTGAGCCATCGTCGGAATCCATGCGCATCTGGCGCATCATCAAGGTGTGCGATTGGCGCGGCAAGTGCTACAACGTCGAGCCCGGTGCGCCGTGCTTCGTGGACGGATGCAGCCCTCGCTTCGATCTGTGTCAAGGCGGATGCGGAATCGAGCCCGCCTACGGAATGTGCAGCCCATCGCGACGCCGCGTGTGGTTCGAGCATCCGAACGAGCTTCACCTTGATCCGCCCTCTGCCTGCGATGCTGATGTCGGCTACAGGGCGCATCTCTGGCTGATCCCGGAGCGCAATGCCTGCGAGCTTCCGGAGATTCTGTTTCAGGAATACGCGCCGTGCATCGTGTCTGGCGCGCTCCGCACGCTCTACGCGATGCCGAAGCGACCGTGGTCTGACTCGAACGAAGCGGCTCGGCAGCGCCGCGAGTTCTATCTGTGCTGCGCGCGAGCCCACGGTGACGGACTGATTGGAAAGGATGGCGGCGTCATCCGGATGAAAGCGGAGCGAATCCTATGAGCGGATGCTGCGACGACGCGGGCAACAACGGCAACGGCACGGTCGCGCCGACGATCCCTCCCGTTACGTGGTGCGATCTCAAGCGCAACTACTCGTTCGTGAATGGACGGGTCGTGCCGAGCGGTCGTCAGGACGCCGTTGCCGACGGCATCTACGTCAACCCGACGATCACGGTGCAAAACGGCTGCATCGCAGCGATCCAGTCCGGGACGAGCATCCTCTATTCCGAGTGCGATCCCTGCGCCGGAGGTCAGCCTCCGCCGCCTACCCCTACGCCGATTCCAATCGACGGAGACGGCTGCAATCTTGCCGAGCTTACCGGGAACGGACTGCTCGTGAAGCTCGTGACGGCGCCGTCGTCGTGCTTTGCGTTTCAGGGTTGCGGCACGCCGATCTCTCCGCTGCAAGTGCTGCCGATCATCTCTCCGGATGCGGGGAACACGCTGCAATGTCGCGCGAACGGGCTTTTCGTTCCGACGCCGACGAACGCTGGCGGCGTGAACTTCACGGGATGCGGAATCCAGATCACGAACGGCATCGTCACTGCGTTGCCACTGCCGTTCCAGCCGATCCTCGATATTCAGGTCGACCCGTCGAGCAGCATCACCGTCGTGCGTAGTCCGGGCAATCCGTGCTTAGTGACCATCGGCGGAGGCGGGCTCGGCGGTGGCGGTCTGCCGAACGTGACGCTCACAAAGGGCATCAGGCAATACGACACGGTTGGCGATTTACCAGCCGACCCTTCGCTGGCCGGGTTCTATTGGGGCGCAGTCGGTGCCGCGAATCCCCGCGCCCTGTGGGGCTTCGTTGATGGCATCGGCTGGCGGGAGATTCAGGACAGCACTGCTTCGTCGCTACAGATCACGATCTGATGGCCGGACTCAAGTTCTCGCAGTTCAGCGGCATGGCACCGAGGATCAACCCCCGGTTGCGGTCCGCGCAGATCGCAGAGATCGCACTCGACGTGTGTCTCGACGAGGGCACACTTGCGCCGTGGCGCGAGCGGCTTCCCGTCTACACGTCGGCCAACGATCCTGTGCTGGCGATGATCCGCGTGGACTGCTGCTGGCTCACGAGTGACAAATGCGCCGACTTCTGTGTTCCGTGGCCCTCATGCCCTTACGTGGTCAAGGCGGGCGATGGGGTGCCGCTCTACGCGACGTTCGAGGATGCTTGCGCTGACGACTGGTGCCCGCTCACGTGGCCCTGCCCAACGGTCGCCCCGTCCGCATCGCCAACGTCTGCGTTCCCGAGCGTTGAGGAGCGGGACTTCGAGACGCGTTCATATCGCTATGCGTGGGTCAATCGCTACGATCACGAGCACGGAGGTTCGCCACCGAGCGCGCCGATCCAAACGCACGACGGTGACTCGGTAGTGATTCAGCTTCCGCAGCCGCCGAGCGGGTTCTGCATCACGAGCATTCGGCTCTATCGCACGGGAACGCCATTCGAGACAGGCGGCGAGAAGTCGAATCCGGCGAACACGGAATGGTTCCTCGTCGGCGAGTATCCGGTTGGCACAACGGTAGTCACCGACGATCTGATGATGCGCGACCTTCCGGGAACGAACGGTGCGCTCGCGACATTCATGGGCGATGAGCGGCTTCCTCCGCCTGACGACATCATCGAGGTCGTGTCTTTGGAGAACGGCCAGATGGCGGCGATCTCCCCGTCGCTAAACCAAGTTGTGATGAGCGAGCCGTTCCTGCCTACGTCGTGGCCGATGAAGTATCGCAAGGGCTTTTGGCAGGACGACGATCCGGTCGCACTCGCGGCAGAAGGGGCAATCCTCTACGTCGGCACTACCGGGCATCCCTACACGATTCAGGCGACGCAGCAGGATAGCAACACCGACGGCAGACACGGAGTCTACAAGCATCGTGAGCCCCTGCCATGCCTCAATCGCAGAAGCATGGCCGCTGGATCAGGTGCGTGCTATTACGCGTCGCTCGACGGGCTAGTCGCTCTGTCAGGGACGCAGGCTCGCGTGATCTCAGAGGAGATTCTGTCGAAGAAGCAGTGGCAGGCGTGGCATCCGAACAGGATGATCGGCGTCGTCTACGATGGCTTCTACATGGGATTCTCCGACGTGATCGGATTCCGGATGCGAACGGCGCAGCCAGAGCATATCGACGCGCGCACTGCGATGCTGACGTTGCTCTCTGACCGTCCCAACGCGCTGTGGCTCTCCGATCACGGTAGCCTCTACATGGCGAACGAGAACATCGTCAGCCAGTGGAACGCCGGTAACACGCTGCGTCCCTATCACTGGTGCTCGACAGAGTTTCAGTGGGCGCGTCGCACTGCGCTCGGGGCATCCTATCTCTTGCAGGATGACGTTGGTCCGGTGCAAGTGACGCTTGTCACCGAGAAGGGCGACTACTCGTTTTCTCCGCTAGACGAGGATGCGCATCCTCTGCCAACGTGGCTCAACGTTGTCGAGACTGCGGTGTGCTTCGATGGAACTGGCGAGGTCACGGAGTTCAGCATCGGGACGACAATCAAGGAAACGATCCGAGCAGGGGCTCAGGTATGAGCGCAGTGCTAAAGCCGCACGCAAGTTTCCATCTGGAGAGCTTTTCCGACGAGCAGGGCTTGCGTCAGATGATGCTGGAGTGCCTGCCGGTCTACGCTGAAATGTGGGACCACGGCTATTCCGGTGAGCGTGGTGTGCCATTCGATCCTGACATGGAGAAGCTCACGCTGCTGTGCGCAACCGGAGCAAGACGTTTCGTGACGGCGCGGATTGACGGCAGGATTGTCGCCATGCAGAACTGGTATCGGATGCAGGACGTTGAGTCACGCACCCGCATCTCTGCATACATGACCGGAATCTACAAGCGCGCACCGGAGGTCTGCGATACTGTCGAGTTCGTGAAGTTCGGCATCGCCGCGATGCGCGCGTCCGGGTGCAATCAGATCATCCTGTCGGCTCACGCTGGTAGGCCGGGCCTCAAGGAGAAATTCGAGGCGGCTGGAGCGCGTGTCGCAGAGTATGTGATGGAGGTCTGAGATGGCTGTCACAGCAGCGTTGATTGGTGGTGCGGCAACTCTGGGCGCTGCCGCACTGAGCGCAGGCGCAAGCAAATCCGCTGCGAATTCGGCAAAGGAAGCTGCGCAGCTACAGACGCAGGTTGCGCGTGAGCTTCACGATCACTGGAAGAACTACTATCAGCAGTGCGACATAGCCGCGATCAACGAGGTCTGCGCGGAGCCGGTGTACGAGCCCAACTACGCGCTGACAGAGGGTCGCGTGCGACTCGAAGTGCTGCGCAACTTCGCTCGTGCTCGCGATCAGTCTCGTCGCACGCAAGACATCTACTGCATCGGCGCCACGTGTCATCAATGCAACTACCTGTCTGGCATCGAGGCGCTGACGCTCTCCGACGTTGCCAACTTCGGCTATCGGTGGGAGGAGGCGAACGCCGTGCAGCGCAATCAGCTTCGCATTACGAATCGCTACAACCAGCTTGGCATGGGCAGGAACCTGCTCAATCAATCTGGAGAGGCGTCGCGTCTCGCATCCGACATTGGCCTCAAGGTCGGCGCAATGGCGGGGCAGGCTGCGCAGAATTGGGCATCGCTTTCTAGCTACCTCGTGTCAGAGCGCGGCCAGAAGTTTGTGGGCGGCATCTTCGATCTCGTGCGTAAAGGGTTCGGTTCTCCTAGCGATCCTGCGTATACCAACCAAGCGCCGCTTCCAGCGGGTGTCGGGAACGAAGGTCAGTGGTCAGAACCGCCCGGTGGTCAAGGATACGCCGGACAGAATCAACCGGCGCAGGGCGGCGTGGCATCGGACGCTCAGGGCTATCAAGTCACTGACACGATGGGCAATGTGGTCGAGGGAATCTGACGGGAGAACGACATGGCTGGAATCTCCGATTGGCTCGTTGCAGCGGGAGGCATCCCCACGGGGATCATGCAGGGCTACGAGTTCGGGCAGAAGATGCAGCGCGAGGAGGAGAAGGCGCTCGCGGACATCGCTGCGAAGCAACTGGAAACCGAGATCAAAGGCGCTGGTTTTCAGGAATGGAA